AAAAAGAAATGACTATGGAGTATAAGCATATTAGAAATAATATAAGAGATAAATTTATTAACAAATAAACCAATGAATATTAAAGAAGCAATACAAAAAGCATATTTAGGTGGATTTAATCATGAATATCGCTCGTCATCAATAGAATATACCAAGGAAAATAATGGTATAATTGACGGCGAGAGGATAGATAAATTTAATATTTATAGGACAGTTTTAGACAAAAACTTCTGGCAGGCATTAGGTAAGAGCATGGGGTGGGAAGAAGACCTTATAAATTCTCATATTACTTATGAAGGTTGTTCAGAAGATATTACTTTAGAATGGAAATTACAATGGCACAAATTTATAGACCACTTAGCAGATGGCGGAACTATAGAAGGATATTTTAAACAACTAAAATAAAACTATGTCCCAAGAACATTGCCCCAAGTGCAACATGATAGTAGATACTGATTTTGATTCTGAACATTTAGAGGATTGTCCTTATGGAGAGTAAAATAAAATATCTTAGCTTATTCTCTGGTATAGGAGGATTTGAATTAGGGATACAACAAGCTTATGAAGACATATATATTGAAAAGGAGAAGGAACGAGTGGGGGAAAAAGATGAGAAAACTCTACGAGAGCAAGAAGGTGAGATTAACTATGAAGGAGATAAGAGACTGGGTGGCTGTAGAGCAGGATTACAGCAACACTCTGACAGGAGTTCAGCTGGACAACCTGATTGTATTGGTTACTCAGAAATTGACAAGTACGCCTGCCAAATATACGAAAAACATTTTAACCACAAAAATTATGGAGACATCACAAAAATCAACGCAGAAACTTACCAGACTTTGATATCTTGGTGGGTGGATTCCCATACCAATCTTTCTCTATCGCAGGAAAACGAGGCGGATTCAATGATACAAGAGGCACGCTCTTCTTTAAAATCGCTAGGATTATTGGGGAAAAACAACCACGCCTTTTATTCCTTGAAAACGTCAAGGGGTTATTATCTCACGACCAAGGACGAACATTTTATACCATCATCTCCACGCTTGATGAATTGGGGTACGACTGTCAATGGCAAGTGCTTAACAGCAAGAATCACGGAGTCCCACAAAACAGGGAGCGAGTGTTCATTGTCGGACATCTTAGAGGAACAAGTAGACCAGAAGTATTTCCTATCGGAGAAAGCTCAGATAAAAATATTGTCCAGCTTAACAGTCCAAAACACTCAAATAATAGGCTCTACGGAGAAGAAGGTTTAAGCCCAGCATTAAACACTGCTCAAGGTGGTAACAGACAACCTAAAATAGTAAAGGTTAGCGGAGACTTAGATAAAAGAAAAACATATTTAGGTGATATTGTGAGCACGTTAGCAGCTAATCCAACAAGTGATAACACAGCAAGACTATTTGAAGATAATAAAATAAGAAGACTAACCCCTAAAGAATGTGAAAGACTACAAGGCTTTCCAGATAACTGGACAGAGGGGATAAGCGACACTCAACGCTATAAGTGCCTAGGTAATGCTGTTAGTGTGCCAGTCATATCTGCCATTGTAAAAAGATTAATAGTGTGATACAATTAACCTATAATAAGTTAACTGTATAACAAGATGGCTAAACAACACCCACAAAACATACAAAAGGAAATGATAAAAAGATTTAAATCTGGTGAATCAGCAACACAAATAGCAAAAGGTTTGAATCTATTTACAACATCAGTAACAAGAGTATTAAAAAGGAATGGATTAAAAATGTCAGATGGTAAGGGTAAAAATCATTCTGGTTGGAAAGGCGGTAGGGGATTAAAATCTGGTTACTGGACTGTGTTTATAAAAGATCACCCAAGAAAATTAAATAATGGTAGAGTATTTGAACATATACTTGTAGCAGAAAAAAAGTATGGTAGGTTTATAAAAAAAGGAGAACCAATACATCACATTGATTTTGACAGAACTAATAATGATCAAGATAATTTATACCTTTGCAAGGATCATAAAGAACACCAAAAGTTACATTATAGTTTAGAAAAAGTTGCAAGAGATTTATTTAAACAAGGAAAATTAGGATTTAAACAAGGAAAATATTATTGGCTATAATGCTGTAACTGTAAATGTTATTAAAGAAATAATTAGTAAACTAATATGAAAAACAAACTAAAAGAGATAATAATCAAAGCAGTCCCAGAGATAGTAGAGTTAAAGTTTGGGTGTGTAATAGAAATCCCTATATTCCATAGTGTTAATAGTGTATCTAGCGGAACATACCTTAGAAGGCACACTGTTTTAACAAGGCATACAGTTAATGGGGCCTTAGTTGTTAATAGATTTGGTCGTTACGGGAATAAAACAATCGGAGTAAATGATGATTTTGAAACCATAGGCCGTCCAATAAGATTAGCTGATGTGCTGTTGGCTTTGTGGAACGCTAAACATTCAAATAGAGATATTTTATTATTTATAGAAGTTTTATGTGGAAGTGGGTGTGGAAGTAATGAAAATCTAAAAAAAGGCTGGAACCTAAAAGAAAACGATTTAGATAAACAGTCAGACGAGACTATAGAGTTTCTTTATAATTTACTAAAATAAAACTATGAAAGAGAAACCATCAGAAATATTTGAAGGTGAAAACTCATCTTTACGAAAAACATACAACAAAGCGGTAGAGCGTGCAGAGGACTTAAATAGATTAGAAGCACAGCGTTGTCCATCAGAAAAAATAGATTCTATTGAAGGCATCCTTGTGCTTGGTAAAATCGGATGTATCGGAGATTTCTTAGACCAACAAGCGGAACAAATAGAAGAACTAAAAATAAACAAAAAATTAAATAATAAAATTATGAAAAAACAAAAATGTGATTGCGGTAAAATTGCTATTTATGTAGCTAACATACCATTAGTAATCTTTAAAATTACTAATAAGTTAGCTAATAACTGGGAAGAAGAAAAATATTTTGATGATCCTAACCCAAAATACTATTGTAAAAAATGTGCAGAAATAGAACGAATAATTTAATAACAAAACTATGAAAGAAGTATTTAAAGGACAAAAAGGAGATATTACAAGTGAAGTAGTTAAATTTATTAATAATAATGCAAGTGAATATGGAGAAAATCAAATTATAATAGAGCTTATTGATAATGAAGAAAACCTATGAAACAAGTAATTAGTACAGAAAAAAAACCAATCAAACTTTGGCTAGATGATATTGAAGAGGGGGCCTTGGAACAAGCTAAGAATTTAGCTAACCTTCCGTTCATCTTTAAACACATCGCTATCATGCCGGATAGCCACCAGGGATATGGTATGCCAATCGGAGGCGTAATGGCCACTAAAGGCGTTGTGGTACCAAATGCGGTAGGTGTGGACATTGGTTGTGGTATGTGCGCGGTTAAGACCTCATTAACTGAAATTAGCACAGACACAATTAAGAAAATAATGAAGAAAATTAGGGAAGAAATACCATTAGGCCGGAATAAACATAAAGAAGCGCAAGATGAAATCCTAATGCCTGAAGGAGGACATACATGTCTAACAGAGAATAAAAGGCCTATTACACATAGAGAATGGAACAATGCTTTAAAATCATTAGGAACATTGGGAGGCGGTAATCACTTTATTGAAATACAAAAAGGATCAAAAGGATATATTTGGATTATGATTCATAGCGGAAGTAGAAATTTAGGTAAACAAGTCGCGGATCATTATAATAAACTTGCTGTTACTTTAAATAAAAAATGGCATAGTAGCGTTCCGTTAGAACAAGAATTAGCGTTTCTTCCATTAGAAAGCGAAGAAGGTGAAAATTATTTAATGGAGATGGAATATTGTGTTGAATTTGCTTTATCTAATCGTAAATTAATGATGGATAGGGTCATTGATGCTTTTACCGATGTCCTTAATGACGAAATTTGGGATGGAAAAAGAAAATCATGGTTTAGTTATGATAAAATGATTAATATGGCCCATAATTACGCACGGATGGAAAATCATTTTGGTAATAATGTAATGGTTCATAGAAAGGGTGCGACATCTGCTAAGGAAGGCGAGATCGGAATTATCCCGGGAAGTCAAGGAACTAAAAGTTATATAGTTGAAGGCCTAGGTAACCCAGAAAGTTTTAATTCTTGTTCACATGGAGCTGGCCGTAAAATGGGCCGTAAGCAAGCAGAGAGAGAATTAAATCTTGAAGAAGAACAAAAAGGATTAGATAATAATGGAGTTATTCACTCTGTCCGCGGGATTAAAGACTTAGACGAAGCACCGGGAGCATATAAAGACATAGAAAAGGTTATAAAAAATCAAAATGATTTAGTTAAAATACTTGTAGAGCTTACTCCCCTAGCAGTTATTAAAGGATAATTAATATAAAAATATGGAAAAATTAAAAATTGATTTCGGAGGAGCATTGGTTATACAAGGAGATGAAAGAATAAATTTTATAGGAAAAAATGATTGGGTATTGTCTCAAGGATATTTTGTTGACAAGAAAATTAATTTATTAAGATTTATAATAATTTATTTTAAATGGAAGCAATGGAAAAAAAATCCTTTTAAATATGTTGCAAAGGGATATATTAAATCTTGGTGGTAATGAAAAAATATGTCAAAACTTATCTAGATCATTTTAACTACGGAGAACAAGACTTTATTAGATGTGAAAGATGCGGAGGTAAGGCCGTAGACATACATCATATAAAGCTTTTATCGGCAGGAGGTACAGATGAAATAACTAATCTTATAGGATTATGCCGTCGCCACCACGACCAAGCACATGCGAGTATATTAACAGAAGAACGATTATTAAATATTATTAAAAAACGAAACTATGGATCAAGTAACTACGAAGGAATTTAAAAACCAAATATTTTATGGGGTATGTCTTATTTGTTTAACTATTTTAATTGTAAATGTTAAAGAAGATGTTACATTCTGGCAAAAAGCTATATTTTTTGCAACCTTTTTTATCTTTTATTATCATAGTAAAATAAAGTAATTGACGCTATTGCTTTAATGAATAATAGGCCTAAATACCTTGATTTTATTGGTTAAAAGTGAGTTATGCACAGGCAGGAGGTTTACAAAATCTTTAAAATGCTTTATAATTAAATTAGTTAAATAAATAACTAAAAAAATTATGAGAACCGAAGCTGCTAAAACAGCAAGTGCAATTAAGAGTGAATTAAAAAAAGCATTTCCACGGATCAAATTTAGAGTAAGAAGTTCAAATTTCGCCGGCGGTGATAGCGTAAGCATAAGATATGAAAATGGAGTACCTTATAAAGAGATTGAAAAGATAACTGATAAATACCAATATGGAAATTTTAATGGAATGGAAGATATTTATGAAAGTGATAATAGAAGAGAAGATATCCCTCAAGCAAAATATGTTCAAGTAAGCAGACACATAACAGAAAATAAAAGAAAAGAAGCTAAAAAGGATATAATGAAAAAATACGGATTTAAAGAATGGGAAGACCAAGTAATAATGGATAAACTTGGTATATGGTCAGATCAATTACTTTGGGAAGAATTAAAAGATAAAATATTATAAAAATATATGAATAAAACTATTAAACCAGAGCCATCTAAAAAATTAGTTAAATATACAGTTACAGTTGATTTAGAATTTACAGTAACAGCTACAAAAGAGGATATAAAAGAAGTAGCTAAAACAATAGCACGCGAAAAGATAGCAGATGAAAACATAACTATTACTTATTAATAAATATATGAAACAAGATACTAAATACGCATTAATGGGAATATTTGTACTAGCCCTAATTATATTAAGTGGCTATGGACAGATATTATGATAAACACCTCTCCAATAACTAAAAAACAAGTAGGTCTAATAAGTTATTTAATATTTAGTAATAAATATTTATCAACACTTATTCCACATAACCAAACAACTAAGGGGATAACTAAAGTGGATTATTGGAAATCAGATTTTGAGGATTTTCTAAGTAAGTTAAATAAAAAAGATGCTCAGGCAATAATTAAAGCAATAGAAGTTCCAAAAAGATTACCAAGAATATTAATGGTTGAAAAAGTATTAGAAAAGTTAGGCTTTATAACAGCAGCTCACTTCTATGATATTAAGCCAAGCGAGATAGGCATGATAAACAAGTTATTACATAAACATTATGATAAAAAATATGAACAATGGGCAAATGGAACAAGCTAATATAGCAATACAAGGTATGGAGGCAGTTGATAATGTATTGAAGTCAGCCGGGCTATGGCCATCTATGGACTTAGAAGATAAGCAAGGCGAATTAAGCGAAGACAATAAATAATATGATTAAGTCTTTAAAAAAAAGTGATATAGGAAAAATAGTAATTTATAAAAATGGAGGCAAAGGGAAAATAAAGTTCTTTGATGATAAGATGAAAGTAGCTTGGATAGTTTATAGATGTAGTAATGAATGGGACTCGGGTTGGAAAAACTATACAGCAGAAGCCACAATGTATAAAGATTTAATATTTTAAAATTAATTAATAAATAAAACTATGACAAAATTCCACAATGTTTGCGCAAGAGCAGAAAACCCAAAGACACAAAAAGTTAGCTGGCCACAAATTGGAACTATTATCCAGACAGATGAGGGTAAAATGTATTTCAAGCTAAATACTAGCCCAAATGAATTATTCCATTGCTTCTTAAATGAACCAAAAAATGAACAGGGACAAACACAACAACCAGCCCAGCAACCAGCACAAGCACCACAAAATACAGAACAAGCGCCTTTCTAAATAAAAATCTTGCCTTTCTAGCACGTAGTTAAATCTTTTCTATATAACTTCTAGCAAGTTATATATAGGAATAGCAGAAGACTGGCTACGGCTAGGGAGGGGGGTTTAAATAAATAAATATATGCCAGAAAAAAAATCAACAAAATCAACAATTTATCAAAAATTATTTAACCTACAAAATGAAATAGGTATAATAATCAAAGATACTAAAGTAGCTTTCAAGCAAGTAAAATATTCATTCTTTAATATTAATGATTTAATAGCAGAATTAAAACCAATATTGAAAAAAGAAAAGTTATTAATTTTACAGCCATTAAGCACAGATGTCTTTGGAAAATCATCATTAAAAACTATCATAATTGATATTGATACTGATGAAAAAATAGAATATGAAGTATTATTACCTGAATTAAATGACCCTCAAAAAATGGGATCAGCTATAACTTATTTTCGTAGATATTCATTACAATCATTATTATCATTACAAGCAGAAGATGATGATGGTTCAGGAGCTAAACCGAAACCAGCAAATAATCAGAAAACAGAAATTGCTGAACTATTAAAAATTACTAACCCTTTAATGGAAACAGCTAATGAATATAAAGAGGAGTGTATGAAAATAACGAAGTTAGAATTAAAGGAAGAAAACTTTGATGAGATTCTTAGTAGATTAAAAATAAATCAAACTATTT